TCTAATGGAACTATTAGTAATGATTGATGCGGCCAAGCGTTCAAGTGCTAGTCGTATTACAGCAGTTATTCCTTACTTTGGTTACGCACGTCAAGATCGTAAGAGTGCTTCGCGCACTCCGATTACAGCAAAACTAGTAGCAGACTTACTAACAACCGCTGGCGCAAATCGTGTACTAACTATGGACCTACACGCTGGACAAATACAGGGGTTCTTTAATATCCCTGTTGATGACTTAACTAGTCGTGCAGTGTTTGCCAAAGACATTTCTCGTCATGTAGGAACAGACGAAGGCACTGTGTTTGTAAGCCCAGATGCAGGTGGTGTTGTTCGTGCTAGAAAGTTTGCAGACATGTTCCATTCAGATATTGCTATCGTTGATAAAATGCGTCCACAAGCAGGTAAGTCAGAAGTCATGAACTTGATCGGCGATGTTAAAGATAAACACGCCATTCTAGTTGATGATATTGTAGACTCGGGTGGCACACTATGTAATGCGGCAAAGGCTATTATGGATGCAGGTGCGCTAAGTGTTCGTGCATATATTACACACGGTGTACTAAGTGGCGAAGCATGTCAGAAGGTTGAAAAGAGTGTACTCACAGAACTTGTAGTTACTAACACTATTACTGATCGTTGTCCTAAGAACTGTAAGAAGACACGACAGGTTAGTGTCGCACCTTTGTTTGGTGAAGCAATTCGTAGAGTAACTAACGAAGAATCAGTTAGCAGTTTATTTGTGTAAGGGTTAAAACCATTCAAAGTTTACGCTAACATCTTACTACTAATGTAAATACAATTACAGTAGGAGAAACAAATGTGTTCACCATACGTGCGTAAACAAGCCAATAGACTTAATTGGATAGTCAAAGGTAAACTTATTGATATAAGTTGGTCTGATGAAGATGTTGAAAAAACTTACCATTCATATTTTAAACGCCTGTGGGGCAACAACGAAATACATCTTCACGAAGAAGGATTTGCTGAAGCATATGCAGAACGCGAAGAACAACTTTACCAAGATGATATAAACACTATTGCTGTTTTAGGCGGACACTACGATTAAAAGAACGAACTAATCAAGACTTGATATATGTTTGATGTACTCAACCATTGAGTGATCACCAAAGTTATCAATCTTACCTTTCTTAATGCCCATCCACATGCCACGCCATCTGTCTTTAAACATCTGCCAGCCTGTAGGTTGTCTATACTTGCCGTAAGCATTTAAGTAATGCTCTTCACCGTGATGTACATAACCCATAATGGCAAGAGGAACTGTTGTTACTATATCGTTATTGTTCTTCCAACGATGATGCACTATGTTCAAACTGTTGCAATATCCCTTCCAACCTACACGTGGGCTACCAAATGTATACAGTTCGATAGGATCGTTTAGTTCTATATTATGCTTACAACGACTTGCCATAATAGTAGCCATTGCCGCACCTAAACTATGTCCACAAAACCAAAGTGTCTTGTGTAAGTTTGCTTTACGTAAGATATCTTCTTGTATAGCCGGCCATAAGTCATCTACTTCGTTCTTAAAGCCTCTGTGTACTCTGCTAACAGTTTCGGCCATTACCGGTAATGCTTTTAAATCAGCCTTCAGATCATTAAATTCGGCAGGTTGTGTTCCTCTACATGCAATAACAATATCAGTCTTATTCATAAAACGATATGCTTGTGCTCCATCATTCTCGTAAAATTCCACAGTTGTGAACCCTAATTTCTTTACTTGACTTTTTGCTTCTTTTATGTTATTATAAGAAATACTAGCAAGTTTAGCAAATAACAGGGAACGTTCTTTGAAATTCAGTTTATCTATTGACATACGGCTTTCTCCTAAGTTTATTAAACTATTTATTCGTGTGCTAAATACTGTAACGGAGTAACTAATGAAAAAACGTACTAGAAGCATATTGCAAGAATTGAACACAGTTGGGCGTTCACAGAAAAACAATGACCATTTGATTGAGGCTACCGGCAACAATATTATTGAGAGTGCGATAAATTTATTAAATACAATTGCTGAACAGTACGATGACGCAACTGCTAACGAGTTAGAACGTAGATTTTTAAATTCAATAAGAACTGGTGATCCACGTAAGTTTAAACGAGTAATGTCAAAAGTAATGGAATCTAAAAAATGAAAATAACTGAACTGCTAAATGAAGCACCTAAAAAAACTAACAACAAAGATGATAGTTGGGTAAAGAAAGCCGATGATGCAGTACGCGGTAGTTTTCCTATGAAGGCAATACAAACTATGCAAGGTACAATTGGTAGACCTGGACCTGCTGAGATTAAAACAAAAAAGACAAAAGATGTTGTTAAAAAGAAGAAAAATAATAAAGCAACAACTTACAAGAAACCAGTACAAAGTAGAAACGATAAAATTAATCCTAATAACATTCCAACAACTTCGGGCTTCGTAGACAAACGGACTGAAGTTGGTTATGAGTACGAAAAAGACAGAGACCTTTGGATACCAAAGAAGAATGGTGAGCAACCGTTGACAGGCCGCGAAGGTGCAATGCGTTACAATAAAACAGACAGCGACAAGCGTTACTATGTAAAAGAAACTATTATTAAAGAAGGCGGCAACATCTTCCAAGGTACAGCAGACTTTGATCAAAAACTTATTCCGGACATGATGAAACAAATTAATAGTGTAATGGCCAAGACAGGTGTTAAGGCATTACCAATTGGATCAGGCGCATCACCACAAGCAGGCAAGATGAGTGGTGACTTGGATATGATTGCAGATGCAGGACAACTTATCAAGAAGTTTAATGCACCAGATGTTAAGACTGCAAAAGTAGAACTAGAAAAGATGTTTCAACAAGCAGGCTATGAAACTAAAAAGACAGGACAAATTGTACATGTAAAAACTACAGTAGGTGATGTTCCACAGCAAGTAGACATTATGGTTGTTGACAATGGAGAGACTGCAAGTAAGTTCCACGTACATGACATACCAGGTGGTTCACCTTACAAAGGTGTACACAAACAAATTATGATTGCTGACTTAGCAAAGGATGCTGGATTCAAATGGAGCCCTTACAAAGGATTAGTAAGTAGAGAAACTAACGAACTTGTAAGTAACGACTTAGATAATATTGCAAAGCAGTTGATAGGTCCTAATGCAACAGCAAAAGATTTAGGATCAGTAGAAAGTATTGTAGCAAAGATGCCAAGTGCAAAAGAAATTATTGATCGCCAAGAAGCAGATCCAAATAGTGCTTGGAACAAAAAGAAAATACAAACACAAGAAAATGAGATAGTAAATGCGTTACGTAGAATTTAAAGTATTAAAAGAAGCAGAAGCACGTATACAACATGCAGAAGATATTATCTTCTGGGAAGGTAGTGCTGGAGCAATGCGAGTGTTGCAATCATTACGCAACATGGCAAAGGATGATCACAAGAACGTTACACTTAAATGGGATGGATCACCTGCACTTATATTTGGACGTGATGAAAATGGACAGTTTATATTTACAGACAAGGGCGGCTTCACAGCAGTAAAGACAGACGGAAGAGCCAAAAGTCCAGATCAACTCAAAGACATATTACTCAGCCGTAGCGGCGGCAAACTTAGAGACGATCCAGGTAGAATAGCATTTGCAGATAAGATGGGAACTATTTTTAGTTTGTATGAAAAAGCAGTTCCAAAAGACTACAGAGGATATTTCAAAGGTGACTTGTTGTATTACACAACACCAGAAGTAAAAGATGGACACTATACATTTACACCACAGACAGTAACTTATAACATTGATACAAAAGGTGACTTAGGTAAACGTATTGGTCAAAGCATAACAGGAATTGTAATACACAGAGAAGTAGATGATAAGGGCAATGAAGGTCCGTTTACAAATAACAACATATTTCGAGGCAAAGAAGTATTTGTAGTTCCGAGTGTAACAACAGTTGCGCCAGTAGAAGTAGATACAACAGTATTAGATAACGCAACAGCAGTAGTAAAACAAAACGCACAAGGATTAGATGCAATGCTTGACAAGCCTAGTCTAAGTGCAAAACAATTAACAGATTTACCTAAAATATTTTATGCGTACATCAACAGTAAAGTTGATACAGGATTAGATAACTTAGGCGGCGATTTTAGTAAATGGTTACAAACTGCTAAGATTAGCGAAAAGAAGAAAGCCAATGTACTTGCATACATTAAAGAACATATGGATCATTACAAAGCGATGTGGAACATTGTTACTGCAATTATGCAAGCAAAAGACGATATTATTGCCAAGTTTGACGGCCAGGGTGGCGATGTCAAACAGTCAATAGGGGATCAGCCAGGTGGTGAAGGATATGTATTAGCAGATCCGCAAGGCGATATTAAATTAGTACCACGTAAAACATTCTCTGCCGCAAATAGAGCAGTAGAAAGATAAGGAAAATAAGATGAAAATTAATGAGTTACTAAACGAAAGCCCATACGATACAGATCCAAAACTTATGCCGTATGTAAGAATGGGGCAAATGATTGCATCAGCATTAGAGCCATCAAGTGGCATTAAATGGGAAGATGAAGAATTTAACAAAGCGGCCGCACTAGGTTCGTCTTTTGGTAAACTTGGATCCGCATTTGGACCTAAGACACCAGGCGAAGCATTAAAGCAAGCAAGCGTTGATGTTGAAATGGCTAAAGCAATTATTGCTAAAGTCAAAGGCGCTGGTGTAAAGCCGGGCGCAGGCGTTAAAGATCCAGAACCAGAAGCACCAGAAGAAGATTAAAAACACATGATGGAATTCATTAAGGATATGCATGAGAGTCGAATGACTCGAGGTACAGGTACACTTACAACTCTAACCTATACGGATTGTTGTGAGCGATTGTATCTTAGTGTGTTGGTACTAGAAGCATTAAATCAGTATGCTTACTTTAGAAACACAGCACGAGAATATGCAAAACGTACTACAGGATACGATACATTTAAAGCCTACAGAATGAGTGGCACAGATTTATATAATCTTGCTTATTTTGTTAATGGCGACGATTCAGTATTAGATAAGTTAAAGGATCCAGTAGCGGCTAAGAGAGCGGCTGAACGAACTACGTTACCTGTGATGCAACTTAATGGTTATCTTAAAAGTGTTGCTAACGGCACAAGTTATCCTCAAGTACCACAATTCCTTATCAAACTTGAGAGTGCATTGAAAATTACTAATACAGACTATAAATTAGTCCGTAGAAATCTTACACGTTATAGATCATTAAGTACCAAAGACAAAGAAAATACTATTACACGACTATTAATTGCGGCTAGAGCAAAACTACGTACTAGTGATTTAATAGATGATCTTAGTAAACTATCGGCTACTAACGACTTAGAAACTGCAAGAATAGCAGACAATGAACCTAAAGTAAGTGTACCAGATATTAGTACAACAGCACGTGATGTAAATTTATATCGTTATATCGTAGGCACAGAAAACATAATGCGTACTAAAAACTTCTTAGACCTAGCAAAACAAGGTAAAAGTGTACCTAGTCAATTTGTACAAGGCTACATACCGGCGGTTAAAATGCTGGATGATATCGTGCAAGCAGGTCCTGCATACATAAATCTCCTAAGATCACTACATCAGAGAGCCAAAAAGAGCCGTAAGTAGGTGGTTTTTGTTCTCTGAACTAAATACATATAACAACTTCGTAGAGAAACGAAATTGGTCATTAGAGAAACTATAGGAGAAATAAAATGGCATCAGTAGCAAGAGTAAATCAAGACGGACGTGATCATGGCGTATCATATTCAACAGGACAGGTAACAGGCATTGAAATCGATGCAGTTGTGTCATTAGCGGCAAAAGACGGAATCGACGGAGCATTGGCTCAAATCGTTTCTGAGTTTTCACCGTTACTTTACATCTCAAGCGGTACAGCAGGTAAAGTTTTAGCAATCGTAGACGGACATCACCAGGATGCGGCGTCAATGACTGCAAGACTACAAAACATGGGAACAGTAGATGGCGTTGACTTGTCAGCATCAACAGTTGTTATCCGTGACTTGGCTTCGTTTAGTGTAGCATAAGTTTTAACTAACTTAATATTAAAGGGCTCAGTTTTTACTGGGCCTTTTTTTATGACCGATAAGTACTTGTATGAAATTTGAATTAACTACACTTATAGACATTACAAAGACAGATGCACGTCGCGGCGAAGATAAAGTAGCCTATGGACAACAACAAAATTACATGAGTGTTATACAAACACTTGGACTTCGAACTAATATTGAAGTTTCTAATCCAGACTTTAAAAAACAAAAAGTAACAGGCTTTGGTAGTGACTATGCTACTAAGAGTTTAAACGTGTGGCATTGTACTATAACTATAGAAGCCGAAGCATCGCATAGTGTAGACTTAATGAAAGACGATTTTAACCTAGTGCCTATTGTAAGAAATCTAAAAGAAAACTGTAACCTGGATGATGCAGTGTTTTTAACATCAGATGCCAAAAAATGCAATATATTGTTTAACTTATTAGATGAAGATGATAAATAGTTTATAAGGCAAACATAAAAACACATTACTTTACACCAACAGGCACTTAAACTTACGAGTTGATTAATGGAGAAAATAATGGCAACTGCCTTAGAACGAAAAAATTTAGAAGCACATGTTGACCTTTGTGAGGCCCGTTATAAAAATCTTGAAGGACGCTTGGACGGTATTGAAACCAAAGTAAACAGCATACACGATGATTTAATGTCAGGACAAAAATCAATGACAAAAGTAATCATCGGAGCAAGCGGAACAGTAGTTGCAGGCTTGCTATCTACAATCGTAGTTATAATATTTAATCTTTCCTAAACATAAATACTGTATGAACTTAAGAGAACTCATTACAGTCCCCGCCAACGACGACCTAATCGAAAAACAGATTTGGGGGCGCAAAGCCAATAAGGTTGTACGCAAGTATAGATGCTCCGGTGGAACTCGACATGGACGCATAGTAAGTGCGCCAAGTGCTTGTTTTAAACCAATTAATATGAAAGCCCGATTTACTATGAAACGTACTCAAGCACGTTTAGGTAAACGGATCGCACGTAAATCGAAGCGTACTAAACGTATGAACCCGGCAAGTAAAAGAGTAGCATCAATGAATAAAGCGAGACGCTAATGTTATTACGTGAGTTTTACATGACTGAAGATAACTGTAAAGACGATGAGCCTCATAATGAAGGTGTAAGAGCCATTTGGAGTCGCGCAGGCGGGAAACAAGTTCGTAAATATCGTTGCACAAGTGGAATTCGTAAAGGACGTATTGTTGCTAGAGCAACAACATGTAATAGTCCTATTAATCAAAAAGCAAAACTAACGCTAAAGAAGACTAAGCGCAGAACTCCAAACACAATTAAAATTAATACAAAGAAGACCAAGCGTTCAAACCCAGCAAGTCGCAGGCTGAAGCGTATCAATGTAAGACCTAAGAAAAGATTCTCAGGCAAAAGGAAAACATCATGAGATTTGATGAGTTCAACAAAAACGACAAAGGTGAAAAACTAGACGAATTTTTACCAGCAATACCAGCAGTAGGAGCCGCTGTGGCAACAGGGGCACGGCTGGCAGCACCAATTATTAAAAAAGGCGCACAAGAACTAGGTAAAAAAGCGGCACCAGTTATTAAAAAAGGCATTGATAAAGCAAAAGACGGTATTGGTCAAGGAATTAAAAAAGCCAAAGATTGGTGGAAAGGTAAACCTAAGGTTGGTAACACACCTCCAAATGTAACAACCACAGCGCCTAAGCAACCAGGACAACCAGCAGTGCCAAAGCCAGGTACAGCAGTACCAAAGCCTAAACCAGGACAACAGCCAACAACTCCTGCAAGACCAGGACAGCCACAAGCACCAAAGCCAGGACAGGCACCTAGACCTAAACCAGCACCAAAGCCTAAACCACAACCAAAACCCAAAGCAACACCAAAACCCAAAGGTGGCAGTCGATTAAAAAAGGCTGGTGGCATTGGACTAGGGATTGCGGGCGCGGCAGCAATAGGTAGTATGTTTGGAGGAGGCGCAGGAGGCACAGGTGGTCAAGGTAATTTTAGAGATCCTGATTTAATTGACGTACCAAACAATGTACAAGGTGCAACAGGCACACCAATAGCAACTACAGCACCAAGTCAAGTATCAGGTCCAGGACCAAAGCAAGCACAAGCGGCAGCGGACCAGCCGGGTGCGGATCCATCAGATCCAAAAGCACAAGCACAAGCAATGAAAATGCAGAAAATGCAGAAAGACGTTGCTAACAAACAGATTAAGGCTAAGAAAGCCGAATTAGATATGCTTAAAAAGCAACTACAGGGTATGAAATGAAACTAAACGAGTTAATAACACAGTTTACTATAGCAATGAGCAATGAAGAAGCAAAGTTGCTTAAAACTATTAAGGGTGTTATGCCGTACGAAGGATTTGATGAGAGAGAACAGTTCGTTCTTGAGGGGTTGATACGTAAAAGTTTAGTAAGTAAAGTACATAACAATGGTGATATATTGGTGGTTGCAAATGACGAAAGTCTTAATAGATGAACTAAAGGCCTTGATTGAACAAGGGCTCGAAGATGTACCGTTTCCTTACGTAAAAGGAAATAGCGTTCGTATAGGTAATATGATTATCCGTACCAGCAAAAATGGTAACTATGTGTATGATATGAAGTACAAAGAACAAGTAGCACATACATTCAGTAAAACTGCCGCAGTTGCTATTGCTAAGAACAAATCAGTTGGGCATGACGTAATCAAAGATGTAATGATGATTGATTGCGATATAGAAAAAAATTACAATGATGCATTATTTTTTGCACATAGTAGAACAAAAGCAGAAGATGATCTACGTAAAGATGTATTAGAATGTAGATTAGAAATTGCCACAAGTAGAATCGAGCAAGGCAGGAGCCGACTTGAAGACTACATATATAATTAGAATGATAAATAACTATAACCACTCTGCAAGGATATAAACAATGAACATTAGAGAAATTAAAACACCTATTACCGCCGCAAAACTTAATGAGAGTTTAGCGAAGCGTTACGGCACAAAAATTGATGTTGCCGCATTTACATTACCGCAACTAGAAGATGCACGTAACAAAGTACGTACTATGTTATCAGATATTGAAACTAACGAAAGTTTTAATGCAGTTACTAGTGAAAGTTATCAAAAATCAAAATTATTTTTAGATGTACTAAATCAAGCAATTAAAGAAGCACCAGCGATTGTCGAAACAGACGAAGTTGAAGCAGATGTTATTGTCGAAGGTGCAGAAGATAACGCAGAATTAGTTATGGCCTCAAAGGACATGGTAGATAGATTAACTGGCTGGATGGAAGACACAGCAGAAATGCAAACTGAATCCATGCTAGAACTTGCAGATGCTATCCGCGATGAACTAGGCAGTGAAAAATCAGAAGCATTTACAGCGGCAGTTAAGCCAGCACTAGAAGCAATGTATACGGCAATGGAATCAACTCGAGTTGCACTTACTAATGGTGTAGGAATTGTAACAGGCGAAGGTGAGCCAATGGATACAATGGGCGCAGAAGATCCAGAAGGCGATATGGACATGGAACCAATTGATGATGCAGAACCAGCAATTGATCCAGAGACCGGCGAAGAAGACATGGACGTAGGCGACGACTTTGCGGCAGACGCGGCAGCGGCAGGTGGTGAAGAAGAAGCAGGACGTGAACAACGAGAGAGTGTACAACGCTCACGCAAGATTGGGACGTTATTAGCCGGAAAAAAGTCGTAACTGAGAACGTCGATACGCAAGTATTGAAAAAGGTCCTAACGGTACTCAGTAAAAAAGGCCAAAAAACTTATAAGTTTGATCAACTAGATGTGCTAATGCAGAATGTAGGCAAAGCACAGTTTAGTTATGACGTCTTTAAAGCGGCCTATGATGCAGATCCTTATGTACAAAGTTTAATTAAAAACTTTGACAAACAAGCACTTACTTTTAAAAGTGATGAAATGGACGACATCCCGCAAGACGCTAAAGATCCTAGCACAGATAAAACAGTTTCCTCAATGGCAAAAAGAGCCACAGATTTAGGTTGACATCAAAGCAAACTTCTAGTATAATAGTATTAAATTAGGAGCGTTACTTATATGACAACTAGAACTGATGAGGAAATCATCATCCAAATTAAAGAATTAATTGAAACAAAGGTTAAGCCTGGTGTAGCAAGCCATGGCGGAAACATTGAATACGTAAATTATAACGACGGTTACTTGTTACTTGAATTAGGCGGTGCCTGTTCAGGATGCGCTGGTAGTACACAAACACTCAAACATGGTGTTGAGCAAATGATTAAACATTTTGTACCAGAAGTAACTGAAATTGAATCTCAAGACGATCCTTTTAGTACTGTAGATCCTTTTTATAGTGATCCTTTTGGTGATCATCAAGCAGACTGGGACAACTAATAATGAGTAGTTTAATTACAGCCAAATACGATTACAAACCAATTTCACGTAAGCAAGTAGAAGGTAAACGCAAGTACATGACACCCGATGGTGGTGCTGTGGCTAGTGTTACAACTATCCTTGATGCTACAAGCGACAAGTCAGGACTTATGGCGTGGCGCAAACGTGTAGGTGAAAAGAAAGCACAAGAGATTGTAACTGAGGCAGCAGGCGTTGGTACACGTATGCACAAATATCTTGAAGACTATGTTGACTTTGGAGTGATGCCCGAACCAGGCGGTAACCCGTTTGCTAAGAAAGCACACGCTATGGCACAGCAAGTAGTTGAACATGCTATGGGTGATGTTGATGAGATTTGGGGTAGCGAAGTTGCTCTTTATGTTCCGCAGATGTATGCAGGCACAACTGACCTAGTAGGACAATACAAAGGGCAACCTTGTATTATGGACTTTAAACAAACCAACAAGCCTAAGAAACTAGAGTATGTACAAAACTACTTTTTACAACTAGTAGCATACGCAGAAGCACACAACGAAATCTACGGCACTAACATATGCGAAGGACACATCTTTATGTGTAGTCGCGGCGATGATGGCATGATCTTAGGTGGAGAAACATATCAGCAGTTTGATGTGTGGCCACATGAATATGACGAATGGCGTACTGAATGGTACAACAGAGTCTACACATATTACGAGAAGTTCGCATAAATATGTGTAACAGGAGACGAACATGGCAGTAGTACAAATTAGTCGCATACAAGTTAGACGAGGCAAGAAAGGTGTAGACAATCTACCACAACTTGCTTCAGGAGAACTTGGTTGGGCAATCGACACACAAGAATTTTATGTAGGAAACGGTAGTGTTTCAGAAGGCGCACCAGCAGTTGGTAACACCAAAGTCCTTACAGAACACAGTAATATTTTTGGACTAGCAGGACAATATACATATAGAGGCGATAGCGGATTAACTACCGGCCCAAGTTCAACTCAGCCAATACAAAGAAGTTTGCAATCACGTTTAGATGACCATGTTTACGGTGCAGACTTTGGTATTAAAGGCGATGGTACTACAGACGATACAGTTGCATTACAAAGAGCAATTGATCAGTTGTTTATTAATACAAACAAAGCAAATCCAGCGAGCAGAGTAGAACTTATACTTGCTCCGGGTACATATGTATTAACTGCCACAATTAACTTACCACCTTACGCAACTATTGTTGGTGCAGGTGCAGACAAAACAATTATTAATACAAGTGCCGCAGAAGCGTTTACATTTGTTAACGGCGACAGTACTCCTGGAACATACGCCGCAACATCAACAAACAGTTTCATTAACCAAGCCAAGCATATAACAATTAGTAGCATGACTATTAACCAAAGTGTAGCAGGCGTAATGTTTGATATGCATAGTGTAAGAGATAGTCACTTCAGCGAACTAAAAGTATCTGGAAGTTGGACATCAGGCGATGCACTAATAGCAAGTCAAAAAGCATTTAGTATAGTAGGTGATAGTGCGGCTGTAATGAGTTCAGGTAACACATTTGACAACGTTACTATTACAAAATATACATACGGAATTTACAGTGACTACAACATTAAAGATACCCTAGTTAGAAATGGAACATTTGACGAACTAGCATACGGTATTGTGTTTGGTGAAAATATTGTACTAGGACAACTAGGACAAGACGCGGGACCAACACAAACAAAAATTCAAAACAGTACATTTGATGAAATAGCACGTAATGCTATTTGGGTTAAAGAAGGCACTGCTAACGCAAGTGTTGGCAACACATATAATAGTGTTGGTAACGCTAATGGCACAGAAGCAAACAGTGCTTACTCAGTAATTAAATACGACAAGCCAGGTAATACAAGTGATGGTGACTTCTTCAAACGTTTTGAATCATTATCATTTGAACAGCAGTATATTGTAAATCAAAAGTTTACTCCTGTTGTAGAAGGTAGTTGTCAGTTTGATATGAATGGAACAAGCGAACTAGAAGTTGTGTTCCAGGCAGTGGCAAACAGATACTTTAGACTACCAGGCGATTCAAATACAAACTACGAAATTGATTATGTTTATCATAGTACAGCATATGAAGCACATCGAAGCGGTATACTATATATCAGTGTTGATTATGATAATGATAACATAATTGTAAGAGACGAGTATAACTTTGCCGGCTCTTCAGGTCTTGTTAGTAACTTTGCACTAACTGCCGCTTTGGTTGATGAAAATTCAGATGCGACCAAAGATACAGTTGAAATCAAAGTAATTAATGCAACAGCAACCGATGCTGGAACGTTCAAGTTCCACGTGAGATCAAAACGGTAATAGTGTGAATGATTTAAATTTTGAACAAAGGCTTTCTAAATGGTCAACATTTAGAACCTCTTTAGAAGTCTCCGATGATCCATTGCGAGACGTAATTTACTACTACAAACAAATTCCAACGGTGAGTATTAATACAGATCCGTATACCCCAAGTACTTGGCCTTCCCCCTGGGAACTACTTAATGAAAACATGTATTGCGACTTCTGTCGTGTACTAGGTATGTGTTATTCTTTACAGTTAACTGAACGTTTTTCGGGAGACAAATTCGAGATACATATAGGTATAGACAAAGAAAATTCGGAACAATTTTATCTACTAGTGGTAGGAGATAGAGTGTTAGGATTTGATTCATCAGCGCATGTTCATGTAGATCAAGCATTTAAATATGTAGAACCGCAAGAGATACACACCATGCCACCCCTAAACTAAATACCACACGTATTGTAAAAAAGATAAAAACGGAGAGACACAGATGACAAATGGTACCATGATTGTAAAAAGAAACGGTAGTAAAGAACACTTAAACATAGACAAAATCCACTTCGTAGTGCAAGAAGCATGTGAGGGATTAGCCGGGGTAAGCGTCAGTCAAATTGAAATGAACGCTAACTTACAATTTTACGATAATATGAGTACAGGAGAAATCCAAGAGATACTTATTAGAAGTGCTAATGATTTAATTTCGTTAGAAGTTCCTAATTATCAATACGCGGCAGCACGATTATTATCTTATAGTATTAACAAACAAGTGTTTGGCGACTACAATGCTATTCCGTTTAGAGATATGATTCAAAAAAATATCGATCGTGGATTATATGATTCGTCAATCTTAAAAGCATACACTGATGAAGAAATTGCTTCATTAGATAGTTACGTCAAACATAAACGTGATGAAAACTTTACCTACGCAGGATTACGTCAAGTCTCAGACAAGTATCTTGTACAAGATCGCTCAACTGGAGAGATCTTTGAAACTCCGCAGTTTATGTATATGATGATTGCGGCAACATTATTTTCCACCTATCCTAAAGAAGATAGATTACATTATGTAAGGAGATACTACGATGCGACCTCACTTTTTAAAATCAATATCCCAACGCCAGTCATGGCTGGAGTCAGAACACCTGTGCGACAGTTTGCTTCGTGTGTCCTTGTTGACAGCGATGACACCCTTGATAGCATCTTCGCTAGTGATATGTCAATTGGTAGATACACTGCACAAAGAGCAGGTATTGGAATCAATGCAGGACGCATACGAGGCGTCAATGCAAGAATCAGAGGTGGAGAAGTAGCACACACAGGTATTGTCCCGTTCCTAAAGAAGTTTGAAGCAACAGTACGTTGTTGTACACAGAATGGTGTACGTGGCGGCAGTGCAACTACACACTTTCCTTTTTGGCATCAAGAGATTGAAGACATCCTTGTACTAAAGAACAACAAAGGTACTGAAGACAATCGTGTGCGTAAATTAGATTATAGTATACAACTTAACTTAACAATGTATGAAAGATTGTTATCGGGCGGTGACATAACTTTGTTCTCGCCGCATGATGTACCTGGATTGTATGAAGCATACTTTGGTGATGCAGGAGAGTTCAAAGAATTATATGAGAAATACGAACGTGCTACAAGCATTAAGAAAAGTAAAGTATCAGCAATGGATTTGTTTAGTGCATTAATTAAAGAACGTGCAGAGACAGGGCGCATTTATATTATGAATGTTGATCACTGTAACACACACAGTTCGTTTAAAGACAAAGTATACATGAGTAACTTGTGTCAAGAAATTACACTACCAACTAAGCCACTTAATCATATTGATGACGAAGAAGGTGAGATTGCATTATGTATTCTTAGTGCTATTAATGTAGGAACAATTAAAGGCCTTGATGACTTAGAGGAATTATGCGAACTAGCAGTGCGAGCATTAGAAGAAATTATTGATTATCAAAACTATCCAATCAAAGCCGCTGAGAAGTCAACTAAAGCAAGACGCAGTTTAGGTGTAGGTTATATTGGACTTGCACACTATCTTGCAAAGCATAAAGTAAAATATGACGACCAAGAAGCATGGAACTTAGTACATGACTTGAGTGAAGCATTCCAATATTATTTGCTAAAAGCAAGCAACAAACTTGCACAAGAGCGCGGACCATGTGAATACTTTCACCGTACTAAATATAGTGATGGCATTATGCCTATCGACACTTACAAGAAAGATGTCGATACTATTGTGGAGCACAAGTTAAATTATGATTGGAATAGTCTACGGGCATCTATCAAAGAACACGGCCTCAGGCACAGCACTTTGTCCGCACAAATGCCTTCAGAGAGTTCATCCGTTGTGTCGAACGCAACCAATGGAATCGAGCCACCTAGAGGATACTTGTCCGTTAAGAAGTCCAAGAAAGGGCCTCTTAAGCAGATTGTTCCACAGTATAATACACTAAAGAATCACTACACATTACTTTGGGATATGCCTAACAACACGGGCTACATCAATGTCGTTGCAGTAATGCAAAAGTTCTTTGATCAAGCAATTAGTGGTAACTGGAGTTACAATCCTACGCACTTCCCAGACAATGAAGTGCCAATGAGTCAAATGATTAATGACTTATTAACAACATACAAGATGGGTTGGAAAACTTCGTATTATCAAAATACATACGATTATAAGACTGATCCAAGTGAACTTACTTTTGATGAACCAGCACACAATGTAGGCTGGCACGATAATGTAAAAGATTCACCAGTTGAACGAGTAGAATTTAACGGCACAGATGACGAGTATGATGACTATTGTGATGCATGTGCAATTTAAGGTTGACAACAGCACAGATAGAGTTTATTATAGTATAGAAGAAGCAAGGAATTGAAATGGCAAAGACAGTATTTAACAAAGAAAAAGTAGACTTCACTAAACAGAACATGTTTTTTGGTGCAGATCAAAACACACAGCGTTATGATGTGTTTAAGTTTCCAGTGTTTGATAAATTGAATCAAACTATGCTTGGATACTTTTGGCGTCCTGAAGAAGTAAGTTTACAAAAAGACCGTGCTGACTTTGCACAGTTCCGTCCAGAGCAGAAGCATATTTTTACTGCTAACCTAAAGTATCAAACATTGCTAGACAGTGTTCAAGGACGTGGTCCGTGTTTGGCATTCTTGCCACACGTATCTATTCCTGAACTAGAAGGCTGTATTGTTACTTGGGACTTTTTTGAAACTATTCATAGTCGCAGTTATACACATATTATGAAGAATGTTTATTCAGATCCCGCAGTGGTGTTTGATACTATTCTTGATGATGAGAAAATTGTTGCAAGAGCAACTAGTGTGACAAAACATTATGATGAATTTACAGAAGCCGCTGACGCTTACAATCACAGAGGCGAAGGTTCTTTGTATGAAGTTAAGCGTAAGTTATACATGGCAATGATGACTGTAAATATCTTAGAAGGTTTACGCTTCTATGTAAGTTTCGCATGTACATTCGGCTTCGGCGAACTAAAACTAATGGAAGGCTCTGCAAAGATTATTTCATTAATTGCTCGCGACGAAGCACAGCATCTAGCACTAAGCACACACGTATTGAAGTTGTGGGCACAAGGCAAAGACGATCCAGAGATGGCTAAGATTGCTAAAGAGTGCCAAGAGGATGTATATGAACTATGGCGTGAATGCGTTCTAGAAGAAAAAGACTGGGCAGAATACTTGTTCAAAGACGGATCAATGATTGGGTTAAACACAACCCTACTACATCAATATGTAGAATACATTGCAAACCGTCGACTAAAGGCCCTGGGCATGAATGCAATATTTGATGCACCAGTTAATACTAACCCACTACCTTGGACACAACATTGGTTAAGTTCGTCAGGTTTACAAGTAGCACCTCAAGAAACAGAGGTCGAGTCTTATATCATTGGCGGCATTAAGCAAGACGTAGACAAGGAATCACTAAAAGGTTTTAGTCTATGATTGAAATTTACGGAAAGCCACAATGTCCATTTTGCGATATGGCAAAGGCATTGTGCGAAACAAGAAAGTTACCGTTTAAATACTTTCAACTTGGTACAGACTTTAATCGAGAAGAAGTACTGGAAAAGTTTCCAGGAGCAAGAACGTTCCCACAGATTACAGTACACGGAACAAAGATTGGTGGCTACGATAAACTAGGCACATACTTAGAAGAAACTAACTATAACGGAACAGGACACTCACTATAATGCTATTAGAAGTACCATATAAGATAGGGGATACCGTATCTTTCAAACTAAGCAGTGGAGAAGAAATTGTCGGAAGACTCGAATCAGAGAGCGACAAATCTTATACACTTAACAAGCCAATGGTAATTATTGCACAACAACAAGGATTGGGATTAGCCCCATTCATGTTTAGTGTTTCACCAGACGGCAAATTTAACTTGCAAGCACAGTCAGTCAGTTGTGTTGCAAAAACTGAAACTGAAATTGCCAAGCAGTACGTAAGTACTACTTCAGGCATTCAAATGATTTAACAACAACCAAAGGAGAAAATGATGACAAACCACGAACAGATCGTACAAGCGTTCAATAACTATCTAACAGAAGCGGAAACTTTTGATGACAAGGGTGTAAAAGCCGCGGCAACAAGAGCACGTAAAGCATTAGGTGACTTAGGTAAATTAACTAAATCACGTAGAGCAGAAATTCAAGATAAAAAGAACGCAATGTAATGAGCGGTCAACGGCGATGGCTCAAAGTATGGGCTAGAACTGTTGGCATGCCCGTTGGCATTGATGATAAAGATAAGCCAGAGTTCCTTCCTATTACACAATCAGATGTAAGGAAGGCTCTGGCTTTTCGCTCTTTTTGGATTGTACTTCATGTGCTAACGTGTTGTATGATTATAGCAGGAAATGGAAGGGCCTTAGGCTTTTGGTAAAACCTAACACAGAATTTAATTTTAATGTTGCAGAACTAGAGATAGTTGAATCAGCAATGAAGTACAGAATGGGCAGACTACTTGCTCGTAGTAAAACTGTAAAGAAAGAAAGTAGCAAAGTAAAGATTGATGCAGAAGTAAAGCATATCTACGCACTACTAGGAAAAATCCATAATCAAAAGAATTGGTATACCCCCAAGGGTGTATTTGTATCAGGATGAAAAGATTTTATTTAGGACAATGTGAGTATAAGTGGACACATGCACATAGACAAATAGAAATGTTGTGGATACGCCGCGAACTAGGCGACGAACTTTTTAAAACTATAGAATCAAACAACTGGACTTGGAAATTGCAACGTAGTAACAGTCAAACCATGCCAGGGGACATATATTGCCGTTGTGATATCTATGTAGATATTGATGGAAGCCACAAAGCAACTTTATTTGCTATAAAATATAGTGAAAAATTAGAAACCGTCTAATTATGCTGAATGCATATAAATAGTTGTATGCACAATACGATGGAAGATGACTTAACCATGCACTCTAGTGTGGTCTAGTCCGGCAGAACTTTACCCGATCCATATAGCCACAACCCAAG